ATGTTATCACGATTTTTGATTTTCATTACTGAACCACCAGATTCTCAAGATGACCCGATGTAGTGCCTGTATCAAAATAAATGGTTGCGATGGTGTCGAGTGTTTCAAGGATCGTACCACCCCAATCCCATGTCGCGCCTGTAAACCGAACCATCTTTCTAAAAAGCCGTTCGGTTACATCATCGGCGGTGATGATAGGTTGCAGGTTAAGTATGTCAATTACTTCCCCGCTTTCTATCGCGGTCAGCTTGTTCTCCTTCAAATACCCAAGTTTGAACATTTTAGAAACAGAATTTGCGAGAGCAATCGAAACAGAATTTCTCTGTGCAAGGCAATTTACTACAACATCAAATCGCATCCTTGCAGGTGGAGTCCTAAGTCCGATCTTTACATGGTCACCCAAATATTCGCGCAAAGGTTTTTCTTCACGTTCAGGTTTGTACTCGGTGAAGTTCAAAATTTGAACCACTACCACGGGAAGTTCAGCAGCATGACTTTCAGGTTCGGCAGTAATAAACACGTCTGTCGTTCCCAAGTAAATAACAAGAATCATTTCACCTGCGTCTTGTACCGCAGTCATAGTAACCTCGTCACCATTCAATGAGTCGAAAATGTTTACCGACTGGGTTGGGTCGTTTGTAAGATTGTAAACATTCACGACTGACTTGACTTCAAGAAGCCCTTGTATCGTTACTTTATCTGTCGCACCAATAAGGACTTCCTTGTAGTACAATCGGGCGGCGATCCTGTCTTGTACCCACCGCCGTAGTGTACGGTAAACATCTTCCTCGAAGTCATAGGATAACTCGCAGTTGAACTGAATGTTGCGGAACGTCGGAGCCGTTGTTAAGCCGGGAGAAATGAGGGCGCGAAAACGAATCTCGTCCACAGAATCAGTAACCGAAAGTCCGACTGATAATTCAACATCCGTATTCCATTCATTTGAAGCAGCGTCCTGAAATACTGCCCCAGTCCAGTACTGCCAATTTCCACCTTCAAAAGAAACTTGGTAATTCACTGATCCCGATGTTGCTTCGTCTGTAGGAAGCACGTCGGCTTTGAAACCTAACATCTCGGTAATACCTTTTGCGGTGTGACTTGCAAAAGTTACAATAGCACCGTCAGTAGGAAATTCACCCCAAATAGAACCGAGCCCGTTCCTCAGTTTAGTAAGGGACGCACCTTCGCTATTAAAAACTACTCCGGTTTCCGTAGTAGTTTCTTGTACGGTTGGTTTCCAGATTACTTGTGCCATTTATTCAGTGAACTCCGTAGTCTTTAACATTGCGATTACTCGCACTCTAACGTCGTCTGTTGTAACACCATCTGTCGTAATGCGGATTAGCAAGTTCCGATCTAACCGGAGTAGTTCCGAAAAAACAAAGTTGGTGTCATCCCAAGTAAGAAATTCACCTATCTTGAACTCGTCGCCACCGTCGATGTCCACAAGGGTTACCGCGAATTCAATTTCCTCGTCGTCATCGCGGGAAACTAAAACTGAGAGCAAATTCCAATCAGTAGTACCCTTGCCGGGATGCACTTCAAAAAGTACGTCCTCACCGGTAACGGTCGTTTTGTAAACATTTCTTGAAAGCATAAAGCCCTCCTGAACTTAAACTGTCTTCTGTTGCGACTTCCAAACCTGTCGCCCCGCTTCGGCATAAGTTAGTGAAAAAAATGGTTGAGCCTTATCCCAAGCGGGTTCTATAAATGGTCTCGGCGGTGAGTAAATGAAACCTTTCTTTTTTCCATCTTTACTGCCGAGCGGAAATTTCTTGTTTCGTTTCCGCAATTTGTAAGCCATTGCCGCAAAAGACTTTCTACCTTTCGGCGTACTTAAATCAACGCCTGTAAAATGCCCGTTCTCCATAATCTCGGCAACGCGCACTATGCTCTTACCTTTCTTCTGCGTACCGCGCGGAATACCTACAAACACAACAGTAGGGCCAATGAGATTGACGTTAATTGAATTCGTTAGATCACCGGTATCGGCAAGCGGTACTGAGGAACGCTTTATTGTAGTAGTAATTTCAGAAAGCGGAGTTAATCCAAATTCGTTCTTTCGGATTCCATTCACCATTGCACCGCGAAGGATTTCTCCATTTACGATAAGTGCTTTGCTGAATTTTTTCTGAATATTAACCGCAAACTTCGTACTGTTTGTAACAGCGCGTCCGCCTGCCCAGTTGCCGACTTTCTTAATACTCATGTCCGCATCGAATTCCTTTCAACTGGTTCTACAAAAAAAGCCATGAGCAAATTCGCTCTGCCTTTCAAATGTCCCGAGCGTCTTATTTCATCAATCTCATACTCGAAAGATTCGCCTGCTATCTCAACAATTCTATCTCCTGTCTCGATCACTGTAGTTACATCGCGTTTGCGAAATGTCAAATGGCCTTTCACCAATGACGCATCACCAGTGTATTCGGAAACCACCTTATCTTGAATTCCGTAAACTACTTGGCAACGAACCTCATATTCCGTTGAATAATTCCTAACTGATTGCGGTTCATTGAAGTCGTCGTCCATGATGGTCGCCGTCTTCTCATACTTCCGCAACTTCACAGTTACAGGATTCATTCTTAAAGGTATTTGTGTTGCCATTATACTGACAGTGCTACCACTGGAGCAACATAAGTCGCAAGTACCATATCAACCTTTGGGTCACCTGTGAAAGTGCCAAGTGGAAGTTGGCCTGAATCTACATTCATGTCCTTGGGCGAAAACATCGTGTAAGAATAGTTGTCAGTCTTTTCGGATTTTAGCCTTGATTCAAAATCCGGATCAACGGGATCACCGTTTTCAGGAACAAGTAAAGCCGCCTCATTAACTACCATTCTCGTACACGCCCATACTATAGAATCAGGTACTCTCCCGAACGTCAAAACATTCGATGTTGCACTGGGGTAGGTTATTCCTCTCGTTTGCGCTTTGTCAATCGCGATCTTGTTCGTTCCATAATCAACCGCGTTAATCAAAGTGCCAAACCTGTTACTATTGACAGAATCAATAACGACTATGAAATCACCTTCAACGAAACCAGTCGCGTCAGGTACAGAAACTTCTTCGTCGTCTTGAACTAAATCGGTATCAATCGAGATCGTGAGTTCTCTTCGATCTTCTAACCAACCTGACCAACCCTTAAATGTGTAATTCTCAAATCCTTCTTCCCACGTTCCGGTACTCAAACTCGCATCACCACGTAAGTAATAACCTGCTTGTCGTGCAAAAAATCTTTCGAGGTGAATAACATAGTAGTCAGAATCAATTACGTCGGCTGTAGAGCCTTCAGGGTGAAAGTTGATTTCGTCGATCTGTAGAATAGGAACTTTTTTCGACAAATACAACAAAGCAGAATCTCGACCGCTCATTCTCTGTTCCGCATCATAAACCGGCTGAAAATATTGGTTTGTGATTCGGTTAATCATTTTAGAGAGCATCAGAATTCTGCGTCGCAAAAGGGACTCGTCAGGATAGCGTGTTTCATCCATCCCTTCGGCCCTGAGTCTTGCGATTGAAGTATAGTAAAAATCCATTCCTTTTAAACCTCGATTAGTTCATCGGGATGTTTTGCACGTTGGTGCGCTTTCAAACCCGCAAGGTTTTTGAAGTCTTTGTTGCAAAAGGGACAAACAGGACGATCATCACGGTAACCTTGTTTATCTTCCTCTGCGGCTTCAACTTCATCGTCTTCATCTTCTGCGGAAGCCATATCTTCCTCCGGTGGCGGTTCGTCAGGAATAGGCGGTGTTTCGGACTGTTCATCCGCCATTGACGCATACGACGCGGCCTTCTCTTTCACTTCCTCAGTCTTGTCGGGTACTGAGTCGTTTGAAGAAAGCCGTAACTCCTCAAACCGCTTATCGTTTTTCCTGAAAAAAATCAAGTCTTTTTCCAAGTCAACAGTAACGATGGTTTCGGGAGTAAGAAAGTGGTATAACTTACCGGAAGGGGCGCGTCCCATCCATGACGCCCCTTGTCTGATTTTGAACGCTGAGGGCATAACTGCCTCCTTCTCAATTTGGGTTCAAACTTGTCCTTAAAAAAATCCAGGCTTGTCCGTTTCTACTTTAGATTAGTTCCCGCAGGCGAAGGTTGATACACTTCACTATTGCATCGTTATTCTCCATTATATCATCCACCTCGTTGTAGATCGTAACTTCAAGCGTGTCGGCGCGTGGTTTAAACTCGGTGAAAAGACGAGTCTTTTTCAACATAATGTGAATGAGATTCTTCGGGTTGGCGAGGAACATATAACTGCCTTCCGGTACGTTTGCGGGAGCGGCGGCAGCAGAGCCGGTGTACGTTCCGACTGTAATACCCAGTACGTCGTAACAATCATTTGCTTCTGCAATAATCTCGACTGTCGAAGCTCCGCCCGTAGTCGGTGACTGTAAGAGTAACTGACCGAATCCTGACGTGAACGCAACGTAGGCTCCCATTGCGGCATTGATCTGAGCCGCTACTTCGGACGTAGTAAAAGTCCCTATGTCCATTGTGAAAGCAATTGCGCCTGCGGCATCGATGTTCAGTTCAATCGCATTGTCTGCTGAAGTAAACGTGAACGGGCCTTGTCTTGTGCCGAGTGCAAAACCGGCAGAAGCGGCGAGGATACTTACGTCGAGGTTTGACGGAATAAGCGGTACGCGAAGAAACGGAATTCCATAAGGAGCGAGTCCCTTGCCTGCGAGTGCATCGTCACCCGCCGCCGTCAAACGATCTGCAACTGTGTCCATCCAGTCCTGATAGATAGACTCCGAAGCAATCCAACGCAGGCCGGAATCACCTTTGTACTGTTCGGGTAATGCCCTGGACATTCGAGCGAAAACGCCTTTTTGGATTGACGCACCACCTGCATCGAAAATGTGAGACGAGTCAGACTGGTATTTCCATCCGTTCAGAACGCGCAGGAGAAACCCCATTGGTGTGGTATCGCCGGAATACGCGGCCTGATCTCCGCGAATAGCTAACAGTTCGAGGTCGTTGCCGATCCTCTTTGTAACCTGTGCCATGAACTGATCCTCGAAAGCTTCCTTCGCAATGTTGCGGAAAAGCACATCGGTCGGTAAGTCGTACCACGACATAACCTTTTTAGTCTCGTAGGTCACCTTCGTGGTTTTCGGTTTCGCTTCCCCTGCGGTCGGGTCAACGGAGGCGTCGCGGGTAATCGGTTCGCCTATGAACATTTTACCCAGTTCACCTTTCGGGTTGTCCACCTCTTCGTGCCTAACTTCTTTGAGTAACCGCGTATGGTCATAAACCATGTCGATGAACTTATCCTGTTGCTCCGTATTTAGTTCACCGTTTGCAAGGTCGCTCATATCTATTGCTTTTGCAATTTCTTCATTGGTCATTCTGGCTATCCTCCTTAATACTGAAATGAATTTTTATTACCACTCAATAAGAGTGTTATTGCTTTACTTTTTTTCTGTCGATCTCGCGCCTTTCACGTTACCCTTGCCGAATACGCCTCCAAAAACGCCTTTCTCTGCTTCAAGCTGTGTGTCGTTGTCTTCGCCTGCGCCGGGAACCTTCTCCTCAAGCGACTTAACTTTGTCACTGAGTGTTACGATGTCCGCGCCGGATTTTTCAATCGCGCCGGTCAGAGTTTTTGAAACGTCTTCGATTTTGTCAGTGAAAGTTTTTGTTAAACCTTCAAGTGCCTTACCCATGTCCTTTACGATGTTTACACCCAGGTCATCGATGGATTTCTGTGTTGCCGCGTTATCCTCATTTGCTTTTTCTTCGAGAAACGCGCCCATTTCATCTTTGAATTTCTCAAGGTCAAATTCGCCGTCTGTTTTCTCGGCTTCTTTTGCCTTACCCTGAATAAATTCAAGCAATAACCCAAGTACGCCTTTTGACTTCGAGGTTTTGTCGGCATCCGCATTCGGATCATCCTTGTTGTCTACATTTTTATCCTTATCATCCTCACCTTTGTCATCTTCTTCTGTATCCTTCGCGGCAGGTGCGGGATACGGAGTAGCAGGCATCGACGTTGCTATTGCCTTCGCAGCCTTAATTGCATCCGTGACGGCCTGACCTGTTTCTTTCAGTTCGTCAGGAAGTTTTTCTGCGAGTGTAGACATTGCGGTTGCGGTTTTATCAATTGCAGCAAGAACTTCAACACGAGTGCCTTTCTGAATTTCCTCTTTATGAAATTCAACGAATACTGCGGTTAATTCCTCGTCGGTAGATTTTTCAATCTCGACGTTGTTTGTCTCGCAGTATTTCTCGAAACGTGCGGCGAGTTCTTTAATCTCTTCTGTCTCGCCCAACAGTTTCAGTAATACTTCCAAAATGTTCATTTCTAACGATCCTCCTTCACTTTCAAAGTCCGCGAGTGCTTTACTAACATACCAACGCAATGCGCGGGCTTTTGGATTTGCAGGTAAGGAAACTATCGAGTTTTCAATTAACTTCATTTTATAAATGACGTTTGCCATTCGGCCCAGTGCCGCGACGAATTCCTTCTTCGCCCTTAACACTTTGCCGCGAATTGAAAACTTGTTAAGTACACCTTCCTTGATTTGAGTCCACAGATTTGGGTCAGTTTTTGAAATCACAACTTTAACCCAAAGACCAAGCGTACCGTCGATCTTCATAACTTTGGTTTCAACGGTTTTCCCAATCGGCTTATCTTGGTCATGATTAAATAACACTGTCGAATTTTCCAACAGGTCATTTGCCGAACCTTTTAAAGCCGCCTCGGTAATAACGTCGCCTTGGAGATCAAGGTCACTTGTTGCACAAAACCCTTCGAGTACCCAGTCGCCTTCTTGCGAGGTTCCTGTTTTGGTTATCTCGAATGGAACTCGAAACGGTACATTGATTTTCATTCCTACCCTCCTTCCCAAATCAACTTTTATTTGACCTCGGGTAGCTCCGATGATTCAAGTATCCAAATGTTAGAGTCTGGTGATTCTGCGGTTAATGTATAAAGCCCTTTCAGACCGGTTCCTTTAAATTCGTATTTTTTGAAAGTCGGTTTATCTACCATCTTGATTATTTTTCCCTTATCTTTAATCTTAACCCACGATGGTGTTTCTTTTGTTGGGTTAAGGAGCGTTCCCGGTTTTTGAAAACCTTCTAAGGACATTACTTCTTTATCTATGTCTGGTTTCACTGTAGCCGAAACTGATTTTTCTGTCAAGGGGTTGGATTGTAACAATATGTGAGCGACTTTTTTCTTTCCGAAATCAAGAAAAATATGCCACTGTTCTTTTGACGGGCCTTCGCGTACTACAACCGGCCCCTTGAACCATTGGTAGCTGAAAGTATAATCACCCTTGATTTCTTTATCCTCTTCCTGTTTACGAATTTCCTCAAACTCTATTTTTACCACGCCGTCTTTAATAGCTTTGACAAGCGAATCCCTAATGTCTCGCGCCTTCGTACCAGTAACTTTCCAATATTGAAATTCATCAGGAATCTTTTTTCTGATTTGTTTTGGCAAAGCCGATTT